GCCTTCAGCGCGTCGGCTGCCTCCTGGACGGCGGTGTCGTCGGCGTCGTCCGCGACGCGCAGCAGTGCGGCAGCGTCCTCGAGGTCCGCACCGGTCGCGCCGAGACCGACGAGGACCGCGCGCCGGTTCGCAGCCCGCTCACGGGACTCGGCCCGGGCGATCAGCTCGGCTGCCTTCCGCTCACGCTCGGCGAGCTCCTGCTCCCGCTTCTCCTGCTCGGACAGCTGCGCCTCACGGGCCTTGCGGGCCTCGGCAATGAACGTGGCCGCGTCCTCCGGGCTGGAGAAGCCGTGCTCCTCCGCGAAGTCCTTCAACGCCGACCGCTTGCCCTGGGCCTTCTCGCGGGCGGCGATCCGGTCGAGGTCTTCCTGCGTGAACTCCTTCGCCGGGACCGCAGCGGGCGGTGCGGGCTTCGGAGGGTCGGCGGGCTTCGGGTCGCCAGCGGCGGGCGGGGCAGGCGGGTTGCCGCCGTCGTTGTAGAAGACGGCGAGGCCGGCCACACCCGTGTAGGGGTGGGCCCAGGCCCTGGCGGTGGGGCCGTAGCGGTGCTGCGCGGGGCGACGCATGGAGACGCTTCCTCCCAAGAGGTATCCAGGCCCCGCGCCTAGATCCAAGTTCAGCACAGATGTCACGAGGGGTTCCCCCCGGTCCCCTGTGGGTCGTTCTCTTCGTCTTCGTCGTCGGTGACCGGGGGCAGGACCACGGCGGGCGGCTCCGGCTGGTCCGGTGCCTTGCGGCCGAGGAACGCCGCGACCTCTTCCGGGTTGCCGAGCGCATCGGCGAGGAACCGGGCCTGCTCGAACTGGCGGGACTCGATCTGCTCGATCTCCCGCTCCGCGTCCTCGATGGGGAACCCGGCCTCAGTAAGCATGCGGACCGCGGTCTCCAGCGAGAACACCTTCCCCACGCCGGTGGTGACCTGCTCGAGGACGGCGGCCTTGTCCGTGGGTGTGTACGGGCCGCGCACCAGCCGCGCCGGGAGCGGGCGGATACCCACCCAGTCGGGGTGCTGACCGGCAAGGAACAGGCGCTGCACGAACCGGAGCAGCAGCATGTCCTTGTGGGCGCGGGCGAGCCGCATGCTCGAGATGAGGGAGTCCAGCGGCCCCAGCGAGAGTTCGAGGGCGTAGCCGGAGGGCACCTTGGAGGGGTCCATCGTGCCCAGGCTGACGGCGGGGAGACGGGCGACGTTCGCGGCCTGGTCCGCGAGGTCGGCCCGGTGGTTGCGCAGTTCGGCCAACTGCGGCGCCGTGTTGAGGACGTCCATGCGTCCGCCTTCACCACCGGTGAGGACGGTGCCGGGGCCGACAGCGACAGTGTCGGGGGCCGCGGACCTGCCGGACATGAAGATGACGGGCGAACCGGTGGTCGCGGACGCCTTCGACGAGTCGGTGTCCGTACCCGCCAGCTCATCGAAGACTTGCAGCACCTTCGCGAGGGACGACTGACCCCAGTGCTCCTCCGCCGGAGGGACCGTGTTCGGCTGGTGGATGACCGGCACGAAGTCGATGTACAGGTCCAGGTGGTCCAGCACCTCCCCGGACCCGTTCGTCGCGAAGGATGCCTTGTCCATGGGCAGGTCGTCGACGTCGGCCCCGGCCTTCAGGTCACCGAGCTCCCACGTGGCGTCCGTCAGGTAGCAGGTCAGGTAGGACGGTTCGTCGTTCCACGGGTACTGGCGGGAAATCCTGCCCGTCGCCTCGTCCGTGAGATCCCCAGCGCCGAGGACCGGGAACGGCTCCCCGCCCTCCTCCGACTCGGCCAGCAGCGGCGCCCGGACGGCACGCCCACCACGGTCCACCCCAGATGCGGTCGCCGGCCGGATCTCCCCCAGTTCGTACGTGATCCTGCGCAAACGGGGCTTCAGGCCGCGCTTCTTGTCCTCCGGCAGCTCCCACGCGATGTGGACCCGCTCGGGGAAGTCGGCGCCGTCGTCGTCCTCGCCGAGGACGGGAAAATAGAAGCCGGGGTCGTACGTCTTGATGCGGACGCGCCGCTTCCCCGGATCCCAGTAGGCAAGGGTCACACCGTCCCCAAGAGAGACGGCCTTCCGCTCGGTCTGGAGCATCCGCATCGGCAGGAGCTCCTCCTCGGCCCACTCCCGCAGCAGCGCCTGGACGCGCTCGGCGGCCGCCGCGTCCACGCCGGCGTCGACGGCGGTCTGCTCGGCGCCGGGGACGACGATGTGCTGCTCCCGGCCCATGACGTGGGAGACCAGCGTGTCGACGAACATGCTGGGGTCGCCGAACTCGCGCCGCTCACGGGCCACGGCGCCGTCGCGGATCTCGGCGAGCTCGCCGGCCTGATTCTGGTCGTAGGCGGCGAGGAGCTTGTACGCGGCGAGACGCCGCTCATCGGCCGCGGGCACCCAGGAGGCGTGCGCCTCGGGGAACGCCCGCCGGTTCGGCATGCCGAGTGTCGGGTCGCTGAACAAGGGCTTGAAGTTCAGCCACGACCAGGCGTCGATCACCACACTCTTGAGGCCCACGGGGGCATCCCTCCGCACCAGGCCCCGCGCCTACCGATCAGCGTACGGGTGATCGCGGTGGACGATCCCCATGCGCGGTGGGCATCACCAGCGAGACCGGGCTCCGTGGAGTGATTCGCTCACCAATTCCACGATCTGCCGGACGGTCAGCGGTTCGTCACCATAGGGTCGTTCCTGCTGTGGCTACACGTCACCGCGCCAGCCCTCGAAAACGGAAGGGGGTGAGAAATGGCCGGTCGACATCGCAAGCAGCGCAAGAGGAAAGCCCCGAACTGGAACCGTCTGAGGCCGAAGCTGATGAAAGCAGGTGGCCGCCTGCTGACTCAGCTGATCATCGGTCTCTGGCTCTAGCTCAGGGCCCCATCCAAATGCCCGGGGCGGCTCTGCCGTCTCGGGCCTTCCTCTTCCTTCGTTCCTCCACCCCAACGCACTTGTCAGTGCGCTGGGGTGGTCACGCAGGCCAATGTACAAGCTGTAGTACAGCTTGGGGCGGCTTCCAATTAGTTGACATCTAAGTGGTCACCCAAGCCTTGGATCAGCGCCGGCCAGTGAGCCGGTTGTCGGCATAGTTCTCGGTCTTCACCGCCGCAGCAGCAGGGTCCGCCAGCTCGGTCAACAAGTGGACCGCGGCATCCATCCTGTCGGGGCTGTCCATGCCCGGGATCCACGTGACCATCTGGCTCTCGAGCTTGGGAAGCTCACCGACGTGCGACACAAGACCCTGCTCGTACAACTGGGCGATCGGCTCCGCGCGCAGGCGCTTGCCCTGCTTCGCGTTGACCGTGATGATCCGTGGCATCAACCGACCCTCGGTGAGGCCCTCGCGTTCGAGCTGTTGCCACGCTTGGATGACGTTCTGGCGCGCCATGTCTCCGCCGTAGTTCGTCTCCACGATGATGGCGTCGGCGTTCAGCTCGATGGCGAGCAGACAGGCTTGCCGTCCGCGCTCATCGGCGGACAGCTTCCCGGAGCGGTCGGCGACCAGGTAGCAGTGCCCGGTGGCGTCGCGGCCGCCTCCGATGATGCCCGACTCGTCGTTCGCCGTACCGCCGCCGCCGGAGGGGTCGAGGGCCACGGCCGTACGGACAAGGTCCACGCCGCGCATCTGCTCACGGGTACGCCGGTTCTTGGTGATCCAGGCCCACTGCCAGGTTCCGCCCTCGAGCGGCCTCGGCTGCTGCTGGTAGAGGGACCACCAGACGCGTTCGCCGACGCCACGCCGGATCCGGGCCAGGTCTTCGGTGTTGTACCGCTCCGGCCACAGGGCCTCCCCCGGTACGCGCCCTAGGGGATCATCCTCAGCCATGGCCAGCGCGGGCAGGTCGATGACGGTCCACTCGTCGCCCTCCGTCTCAAGGAGCCGGCCCGAGAGGTCGTCGGGGTTCCACCGGGTGTTGATGACGACCAGGGAGCCGTTCGGTTCAAGGCGAGTCAGAGCAACGGACTGCCACCAGTCCCAGACCCGGTCGCGCTGAGTCTGGGACTCGGCGTCCTCGGAGCCCTTAAATGGGTCGTCCACTATGAGGCAATTTGCGCCTTTTCCAGTAAGTCCACCTCCAACGCCGGCGGTGACCATGCCGCCTTCGCGCCCGTCGATGTCGAAGCGGTTCGCGGCGTGCGATGCGGGGTTCAGTGCGATGCCGAGTGCGTCGGCGTAGCCGGTGATGGTGTCGCGGATCCAGCGGCCGTGGTCGTCGGCGAGGGTGGCGCTGTACGAGGCGAGCATGAGCCGGTGGTCGGGGTAGCGGCGCAAGTACCAGACCGGGGCCCACCGGGAGGCTCTACGGCTCTTCCCGTGGCGAGGGGGCATGGTGAGCATGACCTTGACGCGTTCGCCGCGGGCAATGCGCTGGAAGGCGTGGTCAACGAGGTCGAGGTGGCGGGCCTGCATCTCCTTGCCGTTGGTCAGGATCGCTGCAAGGGCTCCTGGGGAGCGGTCCATGGCCAGCTCGCGCTCCACCTGGGCCAACTGCATGCGCAGGTCGGATGATGCGGAGCGTGCGATCTCGAGACGCTGCTCGTCGGGCAGGCTCCGGTAGACCTCGAGGAGGTCGCTGCTACCCGTCACGTGCGTCATCTTCCGTGCCCTCAGCATCGTCGACGGCGCTGGGAGGCGCGGTGCTGCCGAGGCCGATCAGGGTCTCGAGCTCTGCGGTGGTCGCCGGACCCAGTTGGAGCGGACCGCCGTCAGCTCCCGTGACCTCCGCCTTGACGGGCATGTCGAGGCCGTTCAGCTTGGCGCGGCGTTCACCGTTGCGGCGGCGGGCGTCCTCGATCTTTACGAGTCGGTCGATGGCTTGGAGGACGGGGGCGTCGTCTTCCATGGGTTCGTTGGTGTCGGGGTGGAGGATGACGCGGCCGTTGTTGACCATGATGTGTCGGTTCCGCAGGACTGTGTGGGCTGCGGCTTCGAGGGATTCGAGGCGTTCGAGTTCGCCGTCGAGGCGCTCGTTCTCTTGCTGCCGGTAGGCGGAGACGGCGGCAGCTTCTTCCTCGCGGTGTTCCTCGAGGGCGCGGATCATGTCCTTGGATGCGGCCTGACGGCTGCTGTAGCCGAGGTTGAGGATGCGGGGGTCGTCGAACTTGACGCCGGCGAGCCGTAGTTTGACGAGCTGGGCACGGCGGTCTGCGACTTCGGCTTGTTTGGCCTTGGAGTACGGCATGGCGGTGGGGCTCCCGCTCTGTGGTCAGGCCCCGCGCCTATGTGGATGATCCCCGATGTGGGCGGTTTCGTTCCCCCGCGTCGATGGTTGGTGGGATCCTGCGGCGCATGAGAGAGATGCGTGGGGTGGGGGCTGTCGCGGTCGGGGTGGCCGCGGTGGTGGTGCTGGCGAGTGGGTGCGGGACTGATGAGGACGACCGGCCGGACGGGAAGCCGTCCGCGTCGTCGAGTGCGCCCGTGGTCGAGCCGGCCCCGGAGGCGGAGCCGACGGAGAGTGAGACGGGGGACGGGTATCCGCCGAACGCGGCCGGGGACCTGGACCGGAAGGCGGATGAGGAGGGCTGGGTCTACGACTCGTTGTACGACTCGGCGTCCGCGTTGGTGCTGGACCTGTGCGAGAGCATGACGGCGCAGGAGGAGGTCGGGAACGATCCGGGAGGGTTCCTGGCCAGGCATGCGAGGGACAACGACAACCGGAAGATTTTGAAGGCCGGGTGGAAGGACTTGTGTCCGGAGTGGGAGAAGGTCGGCCTGGCCGCTCTGAACGGCGACTACGTGCGGGAGTACACGGAGGGCACGTATGTGGTGAGGGCGAAGCCGAAGGATCCGGATCCCAGCTCGGAGGAGCAGCAGGAGATCGGCCCGGGCACGTACCGCACGTCGGGGGATCTTGAGGGCTGCTATTGGGAGCGCACGACCCGCGGCGGGGAGATCATCGCCAACAACTTCGCCACGTCGGCGCAGGAGATCACGGTCACGATCCGGGCGTCCGACGGCCAGTTCACGTCGCAGAACTGCGGGACGTGGCGGAAGGTCGGGTAGGCCGCGGGTAGAGGTCGGCCCCGCCACCGGGGGGGATTCGAGTGGCGGGGCCGAGGTCTGTGTACGTGCGGGTCAGTCGTCGTCTTCGCGGGCGTTGACGTACCCGTCGTTCTCGATCTGGAGTGCTGCGGTCAGCATGCCGAGTGAGGCGATCCAGTCGAGGGACTCGCTGACGGCCTTCACCATGCTGACGGTTCCGTCGGCTTTCACGACCTTGAGGAGGACGTGGGCGTCGGTGGGCATGTCGCCGTCGTCGAGCTTGATGGTGACGCCGAGGGTGTCGAGGAGCTGGCCGACCTTCTGCTCTGCCATGGCTGCTCCTTCGGGAAGTGTTTACGGCCCGACCGGGTAGTGGGCGCGGGGACGCTCGGGCTACCCGGTCGGGCTGTGCACTTTCATGGTGGGGGGCGATCACGGATCTGTCCGGGGTGCTTCCCCCTGGTCTCTGGCGAGGGCTGTTTCGAGGGCCCGCTGGAGGGGGCTGTGGTGTGCGGGGGTGGTCGGGTCGAGGAGGGCGATCAGGGACCGTCCGTCGGGGAGGCGGGCGGTCAGCGTGTGCGGCGGTAAGGCCGGCAGGACGTGGTGGGGCATGGTCTCCGGCTCTCAGCGGGGCAGTTCGTTGCGGGTTGTGGCCCACACGCCGCGGGTGTTCGTGGTGATGACGGTGTGGTCCTGGATAACGGTCCCGGTGTAGTGGTGGTGGTGCTCGGCCGGCAGGGCCTCCACGGCTTGCTTGGCGCGCTTCACGAGGCGGGAGAGGGCGAGGATCGGGACGGCGAGGCCGATGGGCGCGGCGCAGATGAGGCCGACGACGGTGGGGTCGGCAGTTCCGGAGGCCCACAGGATGCCGGTGGCGGCGGCGCCGATCGGGAGGGAGGCGATTCCGGCGGAGAGCATGAGTGCGCTGGCGTCGGTGGCCTTCTGGCTCATGGGCGGGCGTCCTGGCTGGGCGACGGGCGGCGTGGTGCCGGTGACGGGGGTGGGTGTGCTGTCGCGGTAGAAGGTGGGGGTGCGCATGGCTTCCTCGACGGCGGCGAGGAGCTGCTGCGCCTGATGGTCGAGGTTGGGCTGCCCGGCCGCGGGGGTGGGCTGTTGGGG